TCATGGCAGGTCCCGGATCTTCTCGAAGATGACATTGACCGGCCCCAGCGGTGTCTGCAGCGCGACGACGCGACCATCGTAGAAGTTGGCCGGCAGGTCGAACGTCACCGGGACTGGCGGCATGCCCGCCGGCGCGGCGCCGCCGGTGATCAGGGGTTGGCCCGCGGCAACGGTGAAGGTGAGCTCGCCTTTGATGCCGCCGCCCGGCTTTTCGCTCGCCGTGCCGTTGTAGCGGCCGGTGCCATTGTCGGCGCCGGCGACGATACCGTCGCCGATGTAGAGCATGATCAAGTTCTGACCGGCCTGGCCGGTGGCATAGACGAAAAACAGTCCGCGCTTCATTGGACCATGCCTATCCGGTTAGGACCCATGGGGACTAGAGATTGATGCGCATCGAACAGATCGGCGGCGCTACTCTTTACCTCCAAGACTGCCGCGAAGTTCTTCCGGGGATTAGCGCTGCTGCGCTAATTGGCGATCCTCCCTACGGGATGAACGTGGGCAATATTTCTGGCGGCTCGACGCAAAGGTTTCGCCGGTCGCGCGGGCTTACGACAAACTACCATGTAGTGGGCGACGACAAGCCTTTCGACCCATCGCATCTAATGCGGTTCGAGAAGATCATCCTGTGGGGTGCAAACCACTATGCGAGCCGTCTTCCCGATGCGCGCAAATGGCTGGTCTGGGACAAGCGGGCCGGCGGAACATCGGACAATCAGGCCGATTGCGAGCTGGCGTGGACTAATTTATCGGGGCCTGAGCGCATACATGTTCAGCTGTGGCGCGGGATGGTGCGGTCGGGCGAAGAGAACGTATCGAAGGGCTTCTACAGAACCCATCCCACTCAGAAGCCGATCGCTTTGATGGCGCGCTGTATCAAAGAATGTCTTCTGCGCGCCGGCCAAACTATCTGCGATCCCTATATGGGCAGCGGCACCACCGGAGTGGCTGCGAGCCGCGCCGGCCATCCCTTCATCGGTTGCGAGATCGATCCCGAGCATTTTGAAACAGCATGTCGGCGGATCGAAGAAGCACAACGGCAGACGTCGTTTTCGTTCACTACGGATGGTGCCCATGGGTCCTAACCGGATAGGCATGCATTGGACCTCCTGGTCGCCTCGGAGCCTTCTACTCCCTTCGACGTGGTTCCGCCCTTTGGAGAGTTAGGATCGGGCTCGCCGCGGCTTGGCCGCCTTCACCTTTGGCCGCCGCGCGACCGCCTTGGCGACAGCCTTCTGCACCTCTTCGTCGGCGACACTTATATACAGGTCGGTGGTGGCCGGGTCCTGGTGGCGGGCGGCCTGCTTGGTCGAGGCCTTGTCGGCCTGGGCGACGGTGGTGATGTAGCGGGCGCGCACGTCGTGAAAGCGGTGCGGATCCTCGACGCCGGCGCGCTCGGCCGACTTGCGCCACGAATTGCTGAGCGACTTCAGCGGCTGCCAGCAGCCCTTCGGCACCTTCCGGCCGGCCAGATGGGCGCGGACATGGATCGGCCCCGGCCAGCTGACCAGGCGCTGCAGGCCGCGGTCGATCGCCTGGCGCTTCAGCCGCTGCAGCAGCTGCCAGCCCGCGGTGCCGCCATGGGCGTGTTCGTCGTGGCCACTCTTGGTCTCCTCGCCCCGGAAGAACAGCGCCTTCCACTCGGCGTCGATGTGCCGGATCTCGAGCTTCAGGGCCTCGGACAGTCGCAGCCCGAACAGCCGCGACAGCTCGGCGACGTCTCGCACCCAGGGCGTGAGCTCGGCCAGGCGCTTGCCCAGCTCGGCGTCGGTCATCGGTCGCGGCTTGCGGCGCGGCACGCGCTCGAGCTCGACGACCAGCTCCGGGTCCTGGGTCAGCACCGGCTGGCGCGTCACCGGATCCTTCACCTTGGCAGCGCCGGCTAGCAGCTTCCGCAGGTGCTTCAGGTAGTTATTGATCTGCCGCTTCGACCGGGTCTTGCCCGTCGGCCGCCACAGTTCGGCGCGTGCGGCGTCTCCCGGTCCGGGCTTGCGCGTGCCGCCCAGCCATTTCTTCACCGGCTCCGCCCCGACATGCACGACGTATTCGTCGATCCGCTTCTGGGTCAGCGACCGGAACGGCGTCTCCGGGCCGAAGAACAGCATGATGTGGTCGCCCCACAGGCGAATGTTGGCGACGTGCTCGGGCTTGCGCCGGCGATCTACGACGCGCTTCAGAAGGGCGGCCTGCGCCTGGGCGATGGCATAGTCGCCGGCGCGAACGGTCGCCCGGGCGGCCGCCTGGCCCTGGCGAGCCTGGTAGCGCACGGCTTCCTCGATCGCCTTCGCCTCGGTCCGGTTCTTTGCCGGCTGGCCCTTGTCGTCGACGCAATAGCCGCGATGGCGCACCCCGTTCAGCCAGAAGTCATACGACCAGGCCTTGCCGCGCTGCTTGTTGGGATAGACCGACACGGCCGGGACCGTAGCCGCGGCCGGCGCCGATGGGCAAGGCGCCGACGGGCAGAATGGCAGGCCGGGTTTCTGCTCGCCCTGCTAAATCAGCGAGCCCAGCGCTCGTAGCTGGGCGATCGCCTCGCGCACGGCCGCATTCGACGGCCGCCGGCGGGCGGGCCGCGGCCGATCGGTCGGCGCCGACCTCGAGTCGACGATGGCGTGCCGGCGCTTGTAGTTCAGCACCGACTCGAGATTGACGCGCACGCCGTTCGGCCGGTCGTCGGTCTTGCCGACGCGATGGCCCTCGATCGCCTCGCAGCGCACCAGCGCCCGCACCGTCGCCTGGTCGCAGCCCAGAATCCGCGCCGCCTGGCCGACGTCGATCGACTCCTCATGGCGCGCGGATGGTGGCAGGGCGAGGCGGAGGACCATCAGTTCGCCAGTCCCCGGGCGCGCGTCGTCGCGAAGGCGTCGACCAGGCGCCACAGATCCGGCAGGGCCTCGCGCAGTCGATCGAGATATCGCCCGTTGTCGGCGCGCCATTGGGCGACGTCGGCCGGCGACGTCGCGAACGACAGCGCGGCGATCGCCACGCCGGCCCACAGGATGGCATTGGCGTTGCGGTCGCTCATTTGTTGGCGAGCTCGAGGCGGCGCTGGGCGAATTCGTTGTCGCGGATCCAGCGCCGGAATTTCCAGACGGCGAAGCGCTGGGCGACGGCCTGGCTCGAGGGATACCAGTTGCGCACCTGGTCCTGCACCATCCAGTAGCTACGCCAGTGCGCGCGCTTGCCGGCGACCTGGAAGACGCGCCACGGATTCCCCCAGCGCGTCGGCCGGCCGACATAGACGGCGCCGGCGGGCATGCGCCAGCCCTTCGATCGCCGGCGCTGGATCCGTTGCGGGCTCGCGGCCGTCATGCGCCGGCCTTCCAGGCTTGCCATTCCTGGCGCGCGGTGCCGATCGTGCCGTGCTCGAGCAGCGCGCGGCATTCCTGGGCGGCCAGCCATCCCTCGACGTAGGCCGTCGGCTCGCCCAGGTGCAGCGGCCAGCCCTGCAGGCCTTCGTCGAAGCCGTCGCGATAGTCGATCGACTGGCGCATGGCCTCGCACGGCTCGCGGATCCCCGGGCTCACAGGCACCGCCCGGCCGTCTCGGCTGTGACCTGGGCCTCGATCAGCGGCAGGCCGCCGCCGAAGGCGCGGGGCGATTCGCCGAGCTCGAGATAGAGCAGGCTGAAGTCGCGCCAGTCGTCGACGCCGAGCAGGCGCTCCTGCTGCAGGCGCAGCGCCGGACACTGGGCCAGCAGACGCGGCCGCCAGATCGGCGGCGGGTCGCCGGCAACGTGCCAGCCGACGTCGACCAGGTAACCGTAGGTCCCGTCGCGGCAACGCTGCAGGCCGGGCCATGCGCCCAGCGGCTCGAGCGGAACGGCCTCGAAGTCGAAGCGCAGCGTCTCGAGTTCGAGGCGGAACGCCGACAGGGCGATCACGGCATGCAGGCGCCGGCTGTCGGCCGACACCTGCAGCAGGGTGAAGGTCGCGCGTGCGGCCGTCGGATCCTGGATCCAGAAACACGGCGCCGGCGGCTGGCCGGCCAGGCCGAAGACGCGGACGATCTTGCGCCAGCTCATGTCGGCACCGGCATGAGGGGAGCGCCCTGGCCGATGATCTCGGCCAGCTTCTCCGGATCGCTGGTCTGCGGCTGGATCGCCATGACAAGGACGACGCATTCGACGCCGTTCTCGGCGATGCCCTTCCAGGCGCGCGTCGGGATGAAATCGGCCCCGGCCTTGAAGGCGGCCAAACCGATCTCGACGAAGTCGTTCGTCGGCTCGATGGTGATCTTCATGCCGCCGCCTGCAGCTGCGGCGGGAACTGCCGCCAATGCCGGCCGTCGAGCTCGGCGCCGGCGGCGGCTTTTCCCGCGCGCACGAACAGCCATTCGCGATCACTGGCCGCGAGATCGACCGATCGACCCATGGTGTCGATCATCAACAGCCGGTCGGGTCGGGTGTCGGCGATCATTTCGCTGGCGGTCTGCGATCCTGCCGGCCCGACCGGCTCGTATTCTCCCCATTGCTTGAAGAAGAAGGCGGCGCCAGCGGCAACGGACTGATCGCGCAGCGCTCGGATCCAGTCGGGGTGCGCCGGACGCGCCAGGGCGCCGCTCTCGCCGCCGACAATGATCCAGTCGACCTTTGGGAACAGCCAGCTGGCGCGTTCGCGGACGGGCTGCGAACCGGTCGGATCGAAAGCATCCTTGGTGTACCAGCGGCTCAGCAGTTCGACTGTCCAATCCAGCGGCGCAAGGTCGATCGGCCCCAGCATCGGCTCGATCGACACGAAGCGCGTCCCGACCCCGTCGATCGACAGCAGCTGCGGGATCCTGAGATCGGCCATCGCCTGGGTCTCGGCCGTCACGCCCAGGGCAACATTGCGCGGCACGCCGCCCTTGCGTGCGTCGAAGTATTTCCGCGCCAGGTGCGGCCGCTTCGTGAGCAGCAGCCAGTCGAGATCCGGCGTCGCCTCGACCTGGTCGCCCATGAATTCGTCGATCCAGGCGATCGGCACTTCACCGTCGAAGGGGTCGCAGAGCGACGGGAAGATGCTGGCGCGAACGCCGTTTGCAGCGGCCTGTCGCTGCCAGCGGTGCGGCAGCTTCCAGGTCGACGGCGCCGTGCGACGGCGCGGCACGCCGGCCTTGTATTCCGGCCAGCCATACCGCCGCGCCAGGTCGGCGGCGTAGCAATGATCGCAGGCGGCCGAGACGGGTGTGCAGCCCAGCCAGGGGCTGAAGGTGTGCGTGCACCATTCAATCTTGCTGTCGGCGGTCATGACCCGCGCCCCACGACGTACAGCGCTCGCGGCTTACCTTCGCCGAGCTTCACCCGGAGATACTTGTCCGTCTCGCACAGGATGTTGGGCACGTCGCTGAAGTCCATCGCCACGCCCGTCTCGGCCTCGACGATCTCGTAGATCCGGCGCATCTCAAGCAGCGCCTGGCCCTGCGACAGGGCGTAGGTGGTCGCCCTGCCGTGGAGGCGATTGAGGCCGCGCAGCGTGCCGGGCCCGGCCGCCGCCCAGGACGACACGTCCGGCGCTCCGGATAGCAGCGCCGTGAAGCGCATGTCGACGACGGCCTGGTAAGCCATGAAGGCGCCCCAGCCATTCGACGCGGATATCCATTCGTGGACCTTGCGCAGCGAGACATTCAAGGTCGGGAATGTTTCGCGGCGGCGCCAGAGCGCGCCGATCACCGTCTCGGCGATATAGGCCTGCTTGTCGGCGCCCTTGGTCGCCGGCGCCGAGATCATGTAGGCGCCGGTGTAGACCTTGTCGCCGCGGTTCTTCCGGGTGTTCAGCCCCTTGGTCAGGATCGCCGGTGTGAAGTCGGCGGCGTCGGGCCAGTTGATCTGCCGGCCGATGCAAAGCATCAACCAGAGCAGCGGGTGGCCGTCGAATCGCTCACGGATGTTCTTCCTGATCCACACCGTGCCGCGATCGTCTTCCCGTCGGACGTTGCAGAAGCGGTACGTGGCGATGATCGGGTCGTCGGTCCAGGGTGGCGCAACGTCACCGCCGTCCTTGCGGATGCGCGCGGCCTCGCGCTCCTTGATCCAGTGCCAGAGCGGCGAATAGTCAACCATGGCCGGGCCTCCCGTGCGCGGCCGCAGCCTGGTCCTTGACCGACTGCCAGTTGCGATCGACGGCCTTAGCGAGATCGCCGCCTATGTTGAACAGGACGCTTTCGACCTGCGCGCGTTCCGCGACGGCGTAGGCAATGGTCACGCCCAAGCTGTCGATCAGCGCGGCGAACACCGTCCCGACCTTGTGGCCGGCGCAGGCCGTCTGCAGGGCCTGGAAGCACTTGTCCCGGGCGGCGTCCGCGAGGCTGCCCGGCACAATGACGATCTTCTCCATCGGCGGCATGAAGCCGGCACCTACAAGCGCCGCCTGCAGGTCGTCGGCGAAGCCGGCGTCGATCGAGCGCCGCTGCTCGGCGTAGTCCCACAGCGGGCGCCAGGCGCCGGGATCGGTGATCTTCAGCGGCACGAAGCCCGGCCGGCACCAGGGATACTTATCGCTCTGGAATTCACCGTCGGTGTTGATGTGATCGCCCATGCTCAGCTCGCTCCCTTCTTTCGCCAGTAGGCGATGGTGTTGATCAGCATCGTGCGAAACTCGTCGACGAACAGTTCGGCGAAGCCGGCATCATCCTCGCCGGCGATGTCGTAGGGCGCGGCGCAGACGGCGGCGGCCGCAACGCAGGCCGCGAGGCTCATGGTCACGCGGTCGGCCGAGTGGTCGAGGCCGGCGGCCACGAAGGCCTCGAGCAGGCGGTGCTGCAGGTCGGCCGCCAGCAGCACCTTGCGATAGTGCTCAGGGTCGCCGGCGCCGGCGTCTATGAAGCGCTGCGGGATCGGCCTGCTGGCCGCAACTTCACGGAAGGCGTCGCCGAAGGCGCGCTGCAGGTCGACCGACATTTCGCGGTGGTCGGCCTTCAGATCGTAATCGAGCTCGGCATGCCGACGCTCGTGCGCGCGCAGGAATTTGCGGAACAGCTGTTCGGCCTCTCGGCTGCGCCGGCGCAGTCGTTCCGGCCGGGTGAGCTGCACGACCAGGTTGGCCGCCGCCGAGATTGCCGCGGCCTGCAGGTCGACGGGCGTGAAGTCGTCGTCAAGGGCGGCCTCGACGATCCGCAGAGTGAGCGGCCCCAGATTGTCGCCGTCACGGCCGCGCAACAGGTCGAGCAGATGCGGCAAGGGGCGATCGGTGCTCATGCCGGCACCTTCAGATCGGGCAGCGCCACGCCGGCGCGCCGGTAGTCGGCCTCGACCTGGTCGACGAAGGCCTGGCCGGCCCGCAGGATGTCGAGATCCTGGGCGGCGGCGCCGCCCTTCTGGATGTACGCGGTCGGGTGCAACAACGGCGCGATCGCCTGCGACGTCTCGGCCATGTCGATCATCTGCCGCAGCGGCAGGTTCCGCAGCAGGCCGAAGATGGTGTAGAGAGCGATGAGGTTGGCCTGCCAGTTCTCGCGCAGCAGGGCCTTGTCGACGGCGGCGCTCATGCCGACTCCTTCTCGCCGGCAGACAGGATGGTCAGCCGCACGAAGATGCTGTGATGGTTGCGGGGATGGCCGAAGCGCTTGGTCGCGAGCTCGGCGATCTGCTTGAACGAATAGTCCTGGATCCGCAGGGCTTCGATGAAGGCGTCTTCCTCGCGGCTGTAGGGATAGACCCAGTGATTGCCGCGCTTGTAGGGCTTCGCGGGTTTCTGCGCCTTGTCGGCGTTGCGATCGACCAGCCCGTTGCGCAGCATGAACCAGTAGACCGTGCCGCTGTCCTTCTGGATCACCTGCGCAATGCGCGACGACTTCCAGCCCTTGTCGGCGAGCTCGCGGATACGCTTGTGATCCGCATCGCTCAGTCCGCCGGGCAGTACTTTCCAGGGCTGGCTCATTCCCCGATGTCCTTCAGATTGAAGCCCGCCGCTTCCATGCGGCCGTCGTCGCCGCTGCCGATCGCCTGGCAGGCCAGCTCGAGGGCAGGACCCATGGCGTCGGTAATCGTGATGCTCCGGTCGCCAGTGGGGTTCAACGCCTGCAGGCAGCGCCCGCGCAGCTCGGCGACGCGCGCGATCTCGCGCGCCAGTCTTTCGGCGACATTCATGGCTAGGCCTTCTTTTTCTTCGTGGCCTTGGCCTTCGGCGCGGCCTTGGCTTTCGCTTTCGGCTTGGCGGCGGCCTTCTCGGGCTCGACCGGCTTCACGGTCGCGGGCTCGACGCCGAGCGACTTGCCCAGGGCGAGCATGAGCGGCGGGCAGGCCTTCTCGTGCTCGCGCCAGGCGTCGTGATAGTCGTCGTCGACGATCGCCAACGCGATCTCGCGCAGGGCGGTCAGGACCTGCGCGTCCTTCAGCGCTGCAAACTTCGGCCAGTGCTTGGCCTTCTGATCGTCGTTCATGTAGTGGCCGGGAATGGCGATCGACGGCAGCGCGCGCTTCAGGATGGCGGAGGTCATATTGAGGCCGCTGTCGCCGGCGACCAGGTCGAGCAGCATGAAGCGCATCGCGACGCCGGCGTTCTTCGGATAGGCCGCGACCAGCGCTTTGTTGAAGGCCTCGCGCTCGATCTTGCGTTCCGGCGTTTCCTTGTAGGACGGGCCGGAAGAATAGCTGTAGCTCGGCTTTGGTTGCGGCTTGACGCCCTCGACGACGCGGATCCGGTGCGTCGAGTCGTCGAGATAGACCAGGGCCGTGCAGTTCTTCGGCAGCTTGCCCTTGGTCTTGTGGTCGAGGTTGTATCGCACCGTGCTGCCGGTATCGCCCCAATTCCAGCGCGACAGCTCGGCCTCGCTGACCAGCTTGGCCTTGGGCCATTGCTCCTGCAGCTTATTGACCCTATCTCTGGCCACGACTCGCTGCAGTCGATCGAATTGCGCGACGTCGCCGAAGTAGCGCTTGTTGCCTTCCTCGATGTATTCGCCGGTGTAGAGGGCGACGTCGAAAGCGGCGGCCGACACCAGCACGGCATGACTGGTGACGATCTGTCTTACTTTATCGGCCGACAGCGACTCGAGATTGTAACGGTACCGATCCAGCACTTCCTTCTGCAGCACCTGGGGCAGCGACGCGATCGCGCGCGCCGGCTCGATCTTCAGTCCGTCCTTCTTTTTGAGCGCGTCCTGCAGTTCGGGTGACAGGTTATTGACCAGCGAGATCCGCTGCAGCACGAAGCGCTTGGACTTGCCGATCGCGGCGGCGATGTTGAGCGGCGAGTAGCGGACGGGGTCGAGATCCTGCAGCGCCGCGAATGCCTTGGCTTCGTCCATCGGCGGCACGTCTTCGCGCTGCAGGTTCTCGAGCAGCTGCAGGGCGATCGACTCGGCGTCGGTGGCTTCCTCGATCTTGCAAACTGCGCCTTCGGCCTTCAGCAGCTTCAGTGCCCGCCAGCGGCGCTCGCCGCCCATGAGTTCGTATCGCTCTTTCTTCGTCGGGTGCGGCCGCACGACCAGGTTCTGCTGCAGGCCGTTGACGCGAATCGACTCGGCGAGCTCGACGATCCCGGCTTCGTCAAATTCCTTGCGCGGATTGAAGGGCGACGAATGGATCAACTCGAGCGGTATGAAGCGCTGTTGTTTCATCGTGGCCGGCCCGAGCTCGGCCGTCGGGAAGACGATCGCGATCTGCGGATCCGAACTGGCGGCTTGTGCGGAAGTAGACATCGTTGCTCCTGGTGCGAACGGCGTTCGCGGTTGAGGGATCAGAGAAGGCGGTGCAGTTGGTCGAGGGCCGGCAGCGGCAGGGTGAGCGGCCGCACGGGCTCGGCATTGAGGTAGTGGGCCGCGATCAGCGGCGAGGCGAAGCGCACGACCGGCCGCCCGCCGCCGTCCAGGGCAAGGATCGGGAGCCGGTGCAGACGGTTGATACGCAGGAACATCGGCCGCGGCGGCGCGCCGATCAGCGGGTCGCTGCGGCGCTGGTCATCGACGATGACTAGCGGAAGTATGGGCCGGCCCGTCATCGCTCACTCCACGATGTCGAGCATCGCGTCGAGCGCGGCCAGACACTCCGCCTTCAGGCGCTCGGCGAGGGCGAGGGCGAGGGCGCGGGCGAGGGCGAGGGCGAGGTCGAGGGCGCGGGCGCGGGCGCGGGCGCGGGCGAGGTCGAGGGCGAGGGCGAGGTCGAGGTCGAGGGCGAGGGCGAGGGCGAGGGCGAGGTCGAGGGCGCGGGCGCGGGCGAGGTCGAGGGCGTGGGCGCGGGCTTTTTGCACGGTGGCTCGCGCCTGCTCCGCAGGCGCTCGCCACGATTCGATCTCGTCTTCCCGGCCGATGCCGCGCATCGTTTCGGCCGCCTTCAGCAGTTCGTCCTTCAGCTCGGCGAGCTCCGGCACCGCGGCCAGGATCTCGATCTGCACTGGAATGATGCGGGCGAGGGCGCGCCAGGCCAGCTCTCGGATGCGTTTGCGCTCGACTTCAGGCGTTGCCGTGCTGCCGGCGATGCGGAGGATGCGGTCGCGCAGCGCGTCTCTATATGGCTGGTCGAAGGCGTCGTTGGTGCGGCGCGCCCAGGCCGAGATCGTCTCGCAAGCGCACGCCGGATGGTCGCTGTGAGGCTCGCCCGCGATCCAGGCAACGGCCTCCATGACGCAGAGCCCGGAATGACGGTCGCCATGGCCGCCTTCCAGTAACTTCAGTTCCTGCAGCGCATCAGGCGACAGCTTCGGGGCGGCGAAGTCGATCTTGATATCGGTCATGACTAGTCTTCCTCTCTCTCGTAATCCGCGGCGTGATGGGCAAACAGGAAGCCCCGCGGTCGGGCGTCTTGCTGCTGGGTGTCAGGAGTGGCGGCGGCCTCGCCCTGGGCAGGCAGCGCGGCGATCATTTTGCGGATCCCGGCGAGGCCGTCGGGATGGCCGCGCAGCTCATGCGGCCAGGCCTCGCGCGTCTGGCTGAGCGGCTGGCCGCGCTGCAGGTAGACGACCAGCACCTTGCCGCGCTCGAGTCGCCGGACCAGGCGGACATCGCTGCCCTGGAAGATGAGGTCGAGGGTCCGGCTCATAGCCGGACCCCAGGAGCGGCAGGTGCGGTAACCCGCACCGGAAGCGTCGAAGGTTCGCGGGCCATCAAAGCCCCCGCTCTTCCGCCAGCGCGAGCGCGTCGACCATGCAGCCGGCGATCGCCGGCGGCGGCAGGATCCGCTGCAGGCCGCGGGCGAGATCCTGGCAATCGCCGAGCGGCAGCGGCGCCACGCCTTCGACCAGGCCGCACTGCCCGCGCCTGGGCGGCGGCGTCTCGCAGGCGACCAGGCGCCAGACGTCCAGCTGCTCGACCGGCGTCCGGTTCGCCGGCGACGGTTCGGCGGCGCGGCCCTGGTCGGTGAGCAGCGCCATCGCGCAGACCGCGGCGCCGGCGAGGGCGATCGCGGGGCCACAGAGATCGGCGGCCCTCACGACGCTGCCTCGACGTTTGCCGCCGCTGGCGCGCCGCAGCGCTCTTCATCGGTAAGCGTCGTGCCGGGGTGCCGCGCGAGCATGGCGCGAATTTCCGCAATGCGCCTCTCGATCTTCGCCCGGGTCGGCGTCTGATACTTCGGGATCATCCGTTGCGCGGACTCGAGGGCGTCGAGCGCGAATTCCAGGTGGGCTAGCAGCGCACCGGAGAGGCGTGCATTGCGCTCGGCGAGCTCGCGCCAGCTGCCGGTCTCGGCGGCCCTCACGACTTGCTGCCGATCAGCGACGAGATCGTCGCGCAGGCGATGCCGGCGTCGGCGCCCAGGGTCGCGGCGTTGAGCGCATCGACCCGCAGGTTGCTGTCCAGCGTCTCCTCTAGTCGGTCGGCGACCAGGCGCAGGCTGCGCATCGCGTGCCGGATGCGCTCGCGATCGGCCGCGGTCAGGGGCGCCGTCGGCGAGACGAGGATCGAGCGGAGGATGGCGCCGGCGTCGGCCCTGCGGTCGGTGCGAACGGCGTTCGCACCGGGGCCGTTCGTGGTGCCCGTGAGCGGCAAGGGGGCGACGACGGCCCGTCGTGCGGCTTCGGTTTTGGTGTGAACGGCGTTCGCGACGATGGTTTGCATTGGCGGCCACTCCGCTGAGAGAGGGAGGCCGCCGCCCGGTTGCTACTTGTGGGAGGCATCAAGCCGGGCGGCGGCGGCCGGGCGAGACAGTCACCAGCCCGGCATAACCGAACACTACAAAATGTCGTGTTTTAGGTCAAGACAGATTGTAGCGAAGCCATAACCCGGACCCGGGCTTCTGCTTGCGCGCCTGTTCCGGCCGCGCCACCTTCGCGTCACGGAGGCTGATCATGTCGATTTTCAAGGCTTCAGGGCTTGTGGCGGCGGTGCTGCTGCTGGGCGCATGCGACAGCGCGATCGTGCCGCTGGCCGACACGCAGTCCGATGCGGCCGGCCGCCGGTTCGATCCCGCGCCGGCCGGGCAGGGGACGATCTACATCGTGCGGCAGGGCGGCAGCGGCACGCTGATCAACATCGCGGTCGGGCCGCAAGTGCTGGGCCCGCTCGGCAGCCGGACGTGGTTCCGCGCCGACGTCGCGCCGGGCAGCGTGAACGTGCGCTGCACCGGCGACGAATCGAGCCGGATCATTCCTGTGACGGTCGGCGCCGGCGAGACGCGCTTCGTCGAGGTCGAGTCGACGTCAGGCTGGGCCGGCCTGCGCTGCGCCATCAAGGAGATCCCGGACGCCGAAGGCCGACAGGCCGTGCTGCAGGGCAAGCGCGCCGCCGAATTGCGCTAGGCAGGCGACACGGCGTCCGTGTTGCCGCAGTAGACGCACTTGCCGACCGACGCATGGCGCAGCTTCCGGCAGCCTGGGCAGTAGCCCATGTCGCCGGCAACGGCCGGCGTCATCGTCTGATCGGCGCCGCAGTAACGGCATTTGATGGCGGCGCGCTGGATCGTCTCGGCGCACATCGGGCACGTCTTCGTCGTCGTCTCGATCGCGTTGGGCAGTTCGCTGCGCGATCGGCCGCAGGCCTTGCAGCGGCTGTCGCCGAAGCGGCCCGGCCGGTTGCAGTGAGGACAGAGCACGAGGTCGCCGTCGCCTGGCTGGCGCGCCACCGGCGCCGCCTTAAGCGACGGCACGGCGATCACGACCAGCAGGCCGATGATCGGCGAGAGAAAGAACGACAGGAGAAAGTAGCCGAAGCCGCCGCGGCCCTTCTGGCCGGCGACCCAGCCGACCAGGATGCAGAGCGGTATCCAGAGCAACAGAATCTCGAACATGGCTCACCCCCAATGAGCGCCGAAGCCTACTCCAGATCGACCATGCCGCCGAAGCACACCCAGCCGATGCGGGCGAACTGCTTCAGCTCGACGTCGATGATCGGCGCCGACGCCGGGTTGATGCTCATCAGGTGATAGCGGCCCTTCTTCGAACCCGGCAGCAGCTTCTTCAGGAAGCTGCGGCCGTCGACAAGCTCGATGATCACCGGTCGGTCGGGCATGCGCTTCGACGTCGGCGGCGGCTCCCACTGCCTGTAGAACAGCACGTCCTTGTCGTCGAAGAGCGGCTTGCCGGACTCGCCCCGAATGCCGACGGCCCCGCCGTTCTCGAAACCCGGCGGCGCCTGGATGTATCCGTGGCCATCGCCGGGGATTGGAAAGACCTCGTCGCCGGCGCCGACGATATGGGTGAGCTCGACGCTGCTGCCGACGGCGGCGGCCGGCCGCACGGTGGGGGCCGGCATCTCGCCCGGCGCCGTGCCGCGGCCGAACAATAGCCAGTCGAGAGTCAGGCCGACGCGGCGCAGCTTGCGAACATAGAGGCCGGCCGCATCCTTGGGGATAGAATCGCGGTCGATCTGCTGGCGCATGGTGCCGGCCTCGACGCCGCACACCTCCGCGAAGGCGGCGACCTTCTTGTAGCCGGCCAATTTCATCGCATAGCGGAGCCGTTCGCCCTGGGATGCCATGCTACAAACTGTAGCGTCGTGTTCACTACAGGGGGTATTGATCGGAAACGCGACAGATTGTAGTGTTTCGGCCATGCCGACCTTCGCCGATATCATAAACCTCTGGCCCAAGCCCGCCCCCGTCACCTTGGGCGGCGACCTGGGCGAGCTTCCCGTAACCGTCCGCGCGTGGCGGACCCGCAACGTTTTGCCCGACCGGACGTGGAAGGCGGCCGTCGAGCATGCCCGCCGTCGCGGCATCGAGGGCGTGACCCTGGAGATCCTGGCCGATATCGCCGCGCGGGGCGGGGGCGACGCTGCAGCAGCCACCGGAGCGGAACGGGCAGGGGCGACACCATGAAAGCAACCATGGCCCCGGTTATGCAGCCGGTCCTGCCGCTGGGCGAGCAGAACGGCGCCTCTCGTTTACGGCCGCCGCGCCGACGCAATGCGCTGGTCGCTGCCGCCGCGCCGGCGCCCAGGTCGTGGTCGTCGATGATCTCCGGCGAGCCGGCGAAGGAAACCGAGGCCTCGATCCGGCGGCGCATGGTCGACCTGATCCTGCGCCTTGTCAGCGCCTCGGGCGCCATCACGCGCGACGATCTGCTGAGTCAGTTCGACGAGGAAGAGATCGCGGTGCATTTCCGGCCGGCGCTCAAGGCGGCCGGGGCGCATCGCATGGCGGTGACGTGGTGAGCGGCGTGAAGTTCACGCCCGACCCGCCGATCGCCGCTGGCAATGTCGCCGTGCTGAAGGACGCGAACGGCACGGCGCGCTTCCGCTGCGTCGGCTGCAGCGAAGACATCGTCGGCTTCTGCCACAACGGCCCACCGGTCTGCGCGACCTGCCGCGCCCTGCCGGGCTGGCACCGCGACCCCGAACTGGCGCGGGTCTTCCATCATCAGCCGGGCGGTGGCGCGTGAAACGGCGGGCGTTCCTGTTCGGTGCCGCGGCCGCGCCGATCGCGGCGGCACTGCCCGCGCCCAGGCCGGTGTATGCGATGGGCGGTGTCCTCAATCTCGGGCGGCCGACGCTGATCGGCGATGGTGCCACCGAGTTTTTTCTGGCGCCGATGAAGCGCCGTTCGTGGTCCGCCGAAGAGCTGCGGCAGATGTTTGACGACTTTCCGACGACGGTCCTGCTCGATTACGAGCCGATCAGGAGTCCAGTGTCTTCGGTCGCGGCTCAGATGCGGTTTGTCCTGTCAGGTCGCGGATCAGGTCCCGCAGCATGTCCTCGGAGAACGCCAGAACAACCGTCTCGCCGCCCTGGATGCCCGTCGTCTGCACATCGGCCAGCGACTTGTGACGGAGACGAAGCATGATCGTGCCAGGCTTCTCTCCCGGAAGCACGGCCCAGTGCATTGGCACATGTACGGGAAAGGGTTTCATTGCCATGTCGGTCTCCCCTGTGAGGCAGACATGACGCGCCGCGCCTTCCAGCCGGTCAAGCCATGCGATCCGGAGTTGCCGAAGGCGGCCGTGCGCCGGCTGATCGACCAGGCCGGCGGGCGGGAGCGTGCGGCGATCCGGATCGATCGCGCCCCATCGACCGTCTATGCCTACGCCGACCCCGGCGCCAAGGACGAAATGACCTTCGCCCAGGTTGCCCAGCTCACCGCGCCCGCGACGCCGGCCTGCGCCGAATACCTGGCGCTGCTGGCCGGCGGCGTCTTCTTTCCGATCGCCGCGCGCGAGTCGCGGATCGGCCTGCTGACGGCGGACTCTATCAAGCAACACGGCGAAGCCTGCGCCGAGCTGGTGATGGCGCTCAGCGACAATGTCATCGACGCCGCCGAGCGGCCGAAGGCCATCGCCGAAGTCGATGACGCGATCGCGGCTCTGGTGCAGCTGCGCTGCGCCATCGCGGCACGCCGGAGCGACGGCGGCAGTTGATCTGCCGCCCAACAGGAGAGGGTCATGGACAAAGACCAGATCGCGAAAGCTTTCAACGAATGGATGCGCCGTTTCGAGCAGGAGCCCGAGCGCTTCGAGGGTGAGTACGCCCGGGTGAAGCAGTTCCTGCAGGAGCAGGCGGCCGGCCAGGAGCCTACCTACGGCGAGCGGTGTGCGGCGTATCTGGAAAAGCTGATCGCCGAAGTCTGAGCGCGCGGCGCGAGCTGGGGGAGACGGATGGACGTTGGAAGGAAGAGCTCGGCGAGGGGGCCGGTACGCGCGCCCGCCCGGGAGACGGCAAAGCCGATCGGCTCTGTTGGGCTCGGGCGGGCGCGCGGCTTTTCCCAGGCACCGCACGGCCTTTATCCGACCGTCGATGCCCACATCATGGAAGCGCTGGTCCAGTCCGAACGCTTCGATGGCGGTGCCTGGGAATGCGCCTGCGGCTTCGGCGATCTCTCGCGGGTGCTGCTGTCCGCCGGCATCGACACGGTGTCGACCGACCTGATCGGGCGTGGCTACGGGCGGGGCGGCATCGACTTCCTACGGACCGCGAAGCTGCGGCGGCCGAACGTCGTCACCAATCCGCCGTTCGACTACTGGAAGCAATTCGCGATGCACGCGCTGGCCCTCGGCGCCGAGAAGGTGGCGCTGCTCGGCCGCGTGCTGCTGGTCGAGGACTGGGACGATCGCGCCGCGTTCTTCCGGCAGACGCGGCTCCAGCGGATCGTCATGGCAGGCCGCGGCCAGAAGATGCGCGCCGCCGGTACGCCCGACCGCGGCTACAAGGGCATGATCGCCTACGCCTGGTACGTCTGGGACCGCGCCGCGCGCTGGTTCGGTGGTCCGGTCGTGCACTGGCCGCGGCTGGTGCCGACATGAGCGACGCGGCGCAGCTGCTCGAGGATGCAAGGCGCCTGCCCGGCATGCGCCGCGCGGCCGACAAGATCGCGGCCGCCGATCGCCTGGTGCGCGTCGTGCGCAACCTGGCGCTGCGCGGGATCTTCCAACCCAAGGCCCGGCAGCTGACCGACGAAGCCGACCTGTCGGCCGACGGCGCGTGCCGTACCTTCAAGAGCAAGGCGGGCCTGCTGCGCTACGTCGCGGGCCGGCACGCTGGCGAGATCGTCGACTCGCTCGGCCTGTCCTCAGGCGCGCGGATCTCGCTCAGCCCGCGCGACGAACGGGCGATCGCCATGGCCGTCCTGGGCGGACGTCGCCTGAAGGACGGCGAATGAAGTCGGATAAGTACGCCGCCACCTTCGACCGCGAGGCCTGGTCGCGCCGGGCCAACGAGATCCGCGCGCGCGTGCCCATGTCCAAGGTGTTCGGCAGCGTGTGGAAGGGCTGCAAGCTGGAGCAGGGCGGCAACAAGCACGAATGGGTGATGCTCTGCCCGTATCACAACGAGAAGACGGCCAGCGGCACGATCAACGACAAAAAGGGTTTCTTCCACTGCTTCGGCTGCGGCGAGCATCACGACGCGATCGGCCTGGTGATGAAGGAACAGGGGCTGACCTACACCCAGGCGATCGAGCTGCTGGAAGGCGAGAACGGCCTGGCGCACCTGAAGGCGGCGAAGCCTGCGACGCCGGCGCCGAAGGTCGAGCAACGCGAGGATCTCGACAAGGCGAAGAAGGTCCGCGCCCTGTTCGAGAACGCGCTGCCGCTGGTGGCAGGCGATCCGGTCGACCGCTACCTGCGCGGCCGCGGCCTGCTGCCGCTTCAGGATTGGATCGGCGGCGAGCTCGCGGACTGGTGCGCCGAAGCCTACCGCGACAATGCGGGCTGGTCGGTCGACCTGCGCTATGCGCCGGAGTGCTACCACGGCGTCGAGAAGCGCCGCATGCCGGCGATGATCGCGGCCCAGCGCCGGGGCGACGAGCTGCGCTCTGTCCATCGCACCTATTTGAGGATCACCGGCGTCGGCGTCACCAAGGCCGGCACTGACCGCGACAAGGCCATGTACGGCGACCCGGCCGGGACGATCATCCTGCTCGGCCCGGTCTCCGATCGCATGATCGGCGGCGAGGGGATCGAGACGTCGGGCAGCGCCGGCCAGCTCTATAAGCGTTCGCCGTTCGCCTTCGGCAGCCGCGCCAGCATGGCGAAGACGGCGCTGCCGATCGAGTGCGGCGATTTCATCTACGCGGCCGACCGTAACAAGAGCCATCCCGACCCGAAGCATAGCCGCGTCGGCGAACTGGCGGCGAAGGCGGGCATGGAAGCTCATGGCGCCGGCCGCCGCATCGCCATCAAGATCCCGGCGCTTCCTGGCGATGGGCTCGGCGACTTCAACGACATGCTGCAGATCGCGCTGGGGCTGAAGCCGCGCCCGGCCAATCTGATCGAGTTGCCGCCGGCGGCGTCTACCGCGCCGGCCAAGCCCGCGCCCGTTGTCGATCGCGAAACCCTCGAGCAGGAACGGCAGGCCACGATCGCCGCCCTGGTCGAGCAGCGGCAACAGGCGCGCACACGCTTCCTGCGCGCGCGCCGCGCCCGGTCGAAGGTGAAGGCCAGCGCCGGCAGCGACCACGTCACCGCTGCCCAGGACGAACTGCGCGCCGCCGGCGAGGCTTTCCAGGCGTCATGTCGCGCGGTCGACCGGGCGCGGAAGACGAAGCGGAGGGTGGCATGAGCGCCGCGCCCGTGCCGGCGCTCTACCGCGCCGCGCCTTTCACGAAATGGCAGGCCGTCGAGTTGCTGGGGCGTCATCCGTCGTCGAGCGCCCTGATCGTGCGCGAGGTCGGGAAGTTCTGGCCCGATATCTGGCTCGCCTGGCCGGAGCAGGTCCGGCTCGCGCGAGCGGAACCGCAGCAGGGAGGAGCCTGAGCATGGACATCATCGTCGATATCGACGGCACGCTGGCCGACTGCGCGCACCGGCTGGGCCATATCCAGAAGCGACCGAAGGACTGGGATGCGTTCTTTGCGGCGGCGCCGCAGGACAAGCCCATCGGCCCGGTGGTCGAGCTGGTCAAGGCGATGGACCGCGCCGGGCACAAGATCATCTTCTGCTCAGGCCGGCCGGGCGAATACCTCGAGCCGACCAGCCAATGGCTGCACAAGGTCTTCGGCTGGTGGCCCTACCTCCTGTTCATGCGCCAACTCGGCGACCGGCGGGACGATCAGATCGTCAAGCGCGAGCTGCTCGCCAACATCAGGGCGGCCGGCTTCGATCCCCTGCTGGCCATCGATGACCGTTCGCGCGTCGTGAAGATGTGGCGCGACGAAGGGCTGATCTGCCTGCAGGTCGCGGAAGGCGACTTCTAGCGATGAAGCTACACCAGCGCCTGCAAACCCTGCTCGACGGGCGAGGCCTGCAGCAGGTCGGCGTTGCCGCCGCTGTCGGCTGCAGTCCGCAGCACATGAGCGACATGCTGGCCGGCCGCCGCGACATCACGCCGGCGATGCTCGAGGAAATGCTGAACGCCGCCAGCGTCAAATTACCCGGCGCGCGCCGCGACTTTCACCGCCAGGCCGCCGTCGAGGCCGGCTGGAAGATCGACCCATGAGCTGACCGCGAACGCCGTTCGCACCAACCACGCGTAACCCTCTTTCACAATCCCAGGAAACAATGGGCCACGACGACAACAAACCCGAGGACGACCAGGACGACAGTGCCTTCGCCCGCGACAGCGCGATCGGCCCGCCGCGTCCGGACGATCGCGCGGAAGAGCGCGAAGGGCCGCCGTCCGGCTGGGAGCCCGATCAGTGGCGCGACTTCAAGCGCGGCCAGTGGTGGTATCGCTGGAAGGTTGACGCGCCGCACCGTCTCGACATGCCGCCGGTGCTGATGCTGGGACACGGCGCTGGCCTGTTCTGGTTCGTCACCGCGGCCCGCGAGCTGCGATCGTTCACTGCCGGCCAGCTGCACGGCCGCGGCGGCCTGGCCGACTTGTTCGCCGGCGACGTGCGCTGGGCAGTCCGACACTATCCTTCGCGCAACCGAGACGGCGACCTGACCGGCCGGCCCAACGTGCCGCCGCTGATGGAGGCGCTGATCCAGGCCTGCGTCGCCAAAGGGTACTACGACGGCACGCAGCCCTTCCGCTCGATCGGCACCTGGCGCGGGCCCGAAGGCAAGCCGGTCGTCCACGCCGGCGGCCGCATCTTCCATGACGGCAAGGTCTGGCGTCCGGGCGAGGAGATCGGCGGCGCGCGCTACGTGCTCGGCCCCGATCGCGCGGCGCCGGCGATCGAAATAGAGGAGCGCTTCGGCGACTACGCCTGGGCGCCGCTCAGCCTGGCCGGCCGGCACCGCATCATGGCCGATCTCGACGAATGGCACTGGGGCTCGCCCGAGGCCCGCGAGCTGTTCGCCGGCAAGATGTGGTGCGATGCGCTGGGCGACTGGCCGCGCTGGAAGGTGCACGGCTTCGTCCGCGCCCGGGCCGGCTCGGGCAAGACGATCCTGCTGCAGTATGTCGGCGCCGTGCTCGGCGGGGCGGCGCATCCGATCCAGCGCACCTATTCGAAGACGCACCTGGAGGAGCTCGGCAAGCACAAGGCGATGGCCATCCTGCTCGAGGAAGCCGAGGGGGATCCCGGCGAGGAAGCCGCCCGCTTGGCGCAGATCTACAAGCTGCTGCTGCTGCTGTCGGACGAGGGCGCGACGGGCGGCCGCTTCAAGCGCGAGATCGACCTGCACGGGCCGGTCACCATGGTGGCGACCCTGACCGACGACTGGCGCACGACGGTGGCGTCGCGCGTCGTGCTGTTCGAGCTGCGCAGCCTGCTCTCGCGCACCGGCCACGCGATGGCGTCGCCCGAGGCGATCGAGGCGATGATGGTGGCGGCCCGTGAGGCCTCGGCGGGCTTCCGGGCCGCGACGCTGGCCGGACTCGACACGTTCAACGCCAACCTGGCGCTGGCCCGGGCGCGCATCCTCGATCTGGGCGGCGACGCGCGCGACGCCGACACGGTGGGCCATCTGATCGCGGGGCACGCCACCATGGTGCTCGACCGTGTCATGGACGAGGACGAGGTCGGCGCACTCGACCGCTTCAAGCCGTGGATCCTTACGCTGCAAAACAAGGTCGACGGCATCGACGACGCGACCGAGCTGCTGATGACTCTGCTCGGCCTGCCGGCGCAGAACTGGCGCGGCGGCGACCAGCTCACGATCGGCCAGCTGATCGCCCGCGGCCGCGAAGATGACGGCTCGGATTTCCGGCGCGCGCTGCTGCCCTACGGGCTGCGGCTGGAAAAACTGCCGCTCGAGACATGGAAGAGCGCCTGGCTCGCCGTCGCGCACCGGCACCCCGGCCTCGACCGGCTGCTCAGCGACTATCCGAAGTACCAGGGCCTGCGCCGGTCGCAGATCCTGTCCGAGCTCACGATCAACGGCGAGTCCGCGGCCAAGCCGACCGACCGGCCGCTTCGCTTCGCGGGTCCGCAGTCGCGTGGCCTGCTGATCGACCCGCGCCTGCTGCCCGAGGAGGACGACGACAACTCATGACCGCGCCCCCGGACCCCCGATCGCAAGGCGAGTCCCGGCAGAGTCCCAGGGGAGTCCCGCGGCGAGTCCCGCCCGAAAGTGCCGGTGAGATCGGCATCGGAGGGCGAACCGGTACAGCGGTACGGCAACTCAGCAAGGGGCGTAGTGCGCGTGCGTGCGCGCATGGCGCGACGTCCGTCTCCAAGCGTACCGGAGTCCCGTTTTCTTCTTTAGTTAAGGAAAATCAATATGTCTGAGGCGGTACGGAAGCCGGGACAGGGCCGGGACGGGGCGGTACAGCCGCAAATTCACGCCCGCAACGCCGAGCCGGGCTTGAGCGGCATCGCCTGGAAGCCCCGCGCTGACGACAGGACAGCGCGGCAGGTCAACGATCGCGGGACGGTGTTCGATCGGCCGTTGCCCGGCCTCGAGCCGGTCGATCCCGAACAGGCGGCGATCGCCGAGATCAGCGATCCGATCTGGAACCATCGCGGCTTCACGGCCTGGACACCCGACCTGGTGCATTGCCGGCTGCTGGTGTGCGGGCAGACGATCAAGGGCCTGCCGCCCGTGCTGCGTCGTCAGTTCCTTTCGCAGGCCGGCAGCTTGGCGATCGCGGAGATGCCCGTGAGCGAGCGGGTGCAGCCGACGCCGGGCGAGATCAGCGCGCTCGACTGGACGTGGCCGCGCCTGGTCCGGCTGGTGCGCGGCGAACCGTCGACCATCCAGCGCATCCTGATGGCGTCGGCTATGGGCGCGTCACTCGACGAGATCGTTAAGGTGCTGGGCGCGGTCGGGATCGACAAGGGCAAGTCTACGATCCGGCGCTGGTACATGGCCGAGAAGCTGCGCCTGGCCGCCGATTGGCAGGCCTGCCACCAGCCGGTCGACGTCTCGACCGTGCGTCGATGGGACGACATCTTCAACAAGGCCCCAAAATAGGGCTGGACCAAGTGGCACGGTTTCGACTACATTTTGTGTCACCATCGCGCAACAAGCGCCAGATAGCCCCGCAGGCCTCGCCCGCGGGGTTTTTCTTTGCCTCCAGATCGGGGATCGACCCATGACCGCTCTCGTCGTTACCGCCGCCCAGGTGCTGCTCGCCAACGCCGGCCCGACCAAGGAAGTCACGTACGGCGCGACGATCACGGCCGGCCAGTCGGTCTATTCCGACCTGGCGTCGGGCAAGTGGAAGCTGGCCCAGGGCGACGGCACCGTCGCGGAGGCGGGTGCCGACGGCTACGGCATCGCGCTCGGCGGTGGCGGTGACGGCCAGAAGGGCGTCGTTGCGTTGCCCGGCGCGAAGGTCACGCTGGGCGCAGGAGCGGCGCCCGTTGCCGGCACCGTCTACGGCCCGGGCGACACGGCGGGCTCGCTCGTGCCGCCGGGTGACCTGGGCACAGCCGACAAAGTGCTGCCGCTCTGCCTGGGCGTCGGCAGCAACGCCGTCAAGATCCTGGGCGATGCCTACGACGCCGGCGCGGTCGTTCCCGCCTAGTGATCGAGCACGACTTCCGGCACAACAGCGCCGGACTGCTGGGCATGCTGTCCGACCTGCAGCGCAAGCACCTGCCGGCCGCCATGCTCGACGCCGTCGATCGCACCGGGCGCTATGTCTTCGGCGCCCTGCGGTCGGAGATGACGGAGGTCTTCGACAACCCGACCAACTGGACGCTGGGCGGCCTGCGCTATCGCAGGCCAACGGGCGGCCGTCCCGTCGTGTCGATCTGGCTGGAAGAGTTCGGCGGCAAGGGCGTTGCAGCTGCCACGTTCCTGCGGCCGCAGATCGAAGGCGGGCCGCGTCGGCATAAGCGCTTCGAGCGGGCGCTGATCGCGCGCGGCCTCATGTCACCCATGGCTTACGCCGTGCCAGGCAGGCAGGCGCCGATCGACGCACACGGCAACGTGCTGGGATCGTTCATCGTGCGCGTGCTGTCGGATCTGCAGGCGTTCGGCGAAGAGGGCTACCGGGCCAACCGTCGCGGCAAGCGGCGCGGCGCGAAGCGGACCAACTACTTCTTCGTGCCGGCCAAGGGCAGCAGTCTGAAGCCCGCCGTCTACTGGCGCATGCCGGGCGGACTGCTCGGCGTTGCCTTCGCCTTCGTGTCGCGCCCGATGTACGCCAAGCGCTACGACTTCTACGGCGTCGGCAACCGCGCCTTCGATCGGGTGGCCACGCGCCACATGACAGAAGCGCTCGCGGCGCGCGTCCGTCTCGACAATATGCGACCGGGCTGATCTCGCAGCCGCGCAGTTCATGCGGCCGATAGATCTCGCATCGGCGAGACGATTTGGGTCCTCCCTGGGCCGCCCCCCTCGCGGGTAATTCGCACCGCTCTTAATTCCGAGAGTGAGATAGAAAAATTCAGGGTTAACTATGTTAACGACGCCGGCGCCCACAGTTAACTCGGCGCTGCCGCTGCCGCTGCCTGGCGTCATGATGCGCGTGGGCGAGATAGCGACGCGCGACGGCATCTCGGCGCCGGCGGTGTCGGCAAAAGTGAAGCGCCTGGTCGCCAACCACGGCCTGCAGGTCCAGACCAACGCGGCCGGCCGCGTGACCGCGGTCAATGTCGTGCAGTACGACCAGCTGCTGAACCGGTACGACGACCCGGCGAAGGACCAGAAGCCCGGCGCCATGAAGGGGTCACTCGACGACGCCCGCACGCGCGCTGCCTACTACTCCGGCGAGCTCGATCGGCTGAAGCTGTCGCGCGAACTCGGTGAGCTGCTGCCGCGCGCCAATGTTGAGTTTGCGGTAGAGGAAGCCGGCGACCAGATCGCCCGTGCCTTCGAAAGCCTGACCGGCACCGCCGACGACCTGGTCGCGGCGTTCGAGTCCGGTGGGCAGCAGGCGCTGCGCATCAAGCTGAAGGAGCTGGTGCACCAGGCCCGCTCGACCGCGGCCGAAGCCCTAGACAAGCTGATCGCGGCGGCGCCCGAGACGATCGCCGTCATGCCGGCTGAAGGGTCGCCGGCATGAGCCTCGACCTGCAGCTGCCCGGCCATCCGAACCCCGTTCGCGTGGTCGGCGGCGCGCTGTCGCGCAGGGTCCGGCCGCAGCCGCGGGTCAAGTTCCCGCAGTGGCTGGCCGCGAACGCCGTTCTCATCGACGGGCCGAAGGCAGGCCAGCTCTGGGATCCCGCCGGCGCGCCCTACCTGCTTGAGATCGCCGCCTGCCTCGACGACGACCACCCCTGCAATCGGGTCACGATCCGCAAGTCGCAGCAGTCGGGCGCCTCGATCCTGGCGATCGCCTGGTGTCTCTACCTGGCCGACCGCGCGCCGCAGAACATCCTCTATGCCGCGCCGAACGGCGACGCGCTGAAGGACATGAACTCGCAGAAGCTGCGCCCGATGATCAATGCCTGGCACGACAGGATCCGGCCGCGCCAGGTGTTCCGCCCCCAGTCGCGCGATGCCGACGGCTCGACCACCTACGAAAAGAAGTTCGCCGGCGGCTACCTGTCGCTGGCCAACGCCAACAGCGTCACCGACCTGTCGTCGAAGACCGTGAGCCGCGGCATCAAGGACGAGCTCAGCAAGTGGCAGGAGATCCCGGACGCCCAGGATCCCGAGGATCTGTTCTTCGGCCGCTTCACCAGCTTTCGCCGCACCAAGGAGTTCAAGATCCTCGAGATCTCGACCCCCGAGGTCGACTCGGGCGTCGACTTCGATCCGGACACCGGCGAGATACTGGGCGAGGCGCCCGGCCACTGCCGCATCGACTTGGCCTTCAACAAGTCGGACCGTCGTTTCTGGAATTGCGTCTGTCCAGAGTGCCGGCAGGCCTACGTTCACGGCGACGAAAACCTGCTGGTCGACGCGCGGCATCCGCACCGCACGAAATACCAGCATGACTGCGGGCACCAGATCAGCGAGGCCGAGCGCGTGGTCGGCGTGCGCGCGGGCAGCTGGCGCCCGACGGCGATCGGCCCGGCGCGGCACCCGGGCTTCCACATCGACGCCTTCATCTCGCTGATGATGAGCTACGAGGCGATCGCCGAGGATCGCCTGGCGGCGAAGACCGAGGTTCAGAAGAAGGGCTATTCCAACCTGGTGCTGGGTCTGCCGCACAAGTTCAAGGGCGACGCACCAGACTGGAAGAAGCTGCTCGACCGTGTAGAGCCCGAGCTGAAGCGCGGCCACGTACCGGCCAAGGGGCTGTTGCTGGTCGCTTTCGCCGACGTGCAGATGCGCGGCCTCTGGGTGTCGGTGCGGGCCTTCGCGCCCAACCGCGAATCGTGGTCGGTCGACGCCTTCTACATCGACGGCGACACCTCGGATCCGGCGGGTCCGGCGTTCCAGCAGCTGAAGAAGTCGACGCTCGATCGCGAGTTCACCGACGCCTTCGGCGGCATCCGCAGGATCGACGCCCTGGGCGTCGACTCGGGCTACCGCGCCAACGTCGTCTACGCCTTCGTGCGCAACAGCCAGCGCCAGCACCCGGACACTGGCAAGGATCTGATCCTGGCGACCAAGGGCCTGAAGGGCTGGTCGCGACCGGCGCTAGGTCAGCCCACGCTGCAGGACATCGATCTCGGCGGCAAGAAGGTCGCCCAGGGCGCCAAGGTCTGGGGCATCGGCACCTGGCCGCTGAAGGTCACGCTCTACGCCGAGGCCAAGCAGGATCTGCCGGCACCGCCGGCGCTGCCGGTCGCGCCCGACGGCTACTGGCACTTCGGCAAGTGGAACGATGAGGTCTACTTCAAGCAGTTCACGGCCGAGGTGCTGACCGAGGTCAAGTTCCGCGGCCGCACCACGGGGCGGCGCTGGGACAAGACCCGCGAGAATCACTTCCACGACTGCGAGGTCGGCTGCATCGCCTTGGCCGACTATCTCGGCCTTTACTCGACGACGCCGGAACAGTGGGCGGCGCTGGCGCGGCTGCGCGGCATGCCCCCCGAACTGGCGACGATCGATCTCTTCACGCCGCGGCCGATCGCGCCGGTGGTCGACACCGCGGACGCTGCCGAGGCAATCGATCGCCGGCGGACGGCAGACCGCGCGAGCGAACGCCGTTCGCAGCAGGACCGGTTGCCGGAAGGCGCCGACTTCCTCGACGGCTACACCATCGACCTGTGAGGGGATCGCCATGGCCACCGCCCTGACCCAGGCCGACCTGGACAAGCTTGAGAAGGCCTACGCACGGGGCGTCCGCACCGTGAGCTATGCCGGTCAAACTGTGACCTTCGGCAGCGGAGACGAAATGCTGAAGGCAATCCAGTACGTCAAGAACGCGATCGCGCCCGCGGTCGACCAGCGTCCCGCGTCGACCTACGCCAGCTTCGAGCGCTGCTGACATGGTCGCGCTCAATCTGATCGAACGCGGCATTGCCCGGCTCGCGCCTGAATGGGGAACCCGCCGGCTTGGCGCCAAGATCGGCCTCGAGGAAGCGCAGCAGCTGGCGCGCGGCTATGACGCCGCCCGCCGCGATCGCCGTACCGACGGCTGGCGCGCCACCGGCGGCTCGGCCAACGCCGAGCTGTCGGGCGCCCTCGAGACCGTGCGCAAGCGCAGCCGAGACCTTTGCCGCAACAACGAGTGGGCGATCAACGCCAAGCGCAAGTGGGTCGCGCACCTGGTCGGCACCGGCATCGTGCCGCGGCCCGATCTCAAGGAGAAGGACGCCAAGGCGGCGGCCCGCGACGCCTGGAACGCCTTCAGCGACAGCTGCGACCCGGAAGGGCTGACCGACTATTACGGCATCCAGGCGCGGCTGATCGGCGAAGTGTTCGAGGGCGGCGCCGCCTTCCTGCGCTGGTATCCGCGCCCGTCGTCGTTCGGCCTCAAGGTGCCACTGCAGTGCGAAGTGCTGGAACACGATTTCCTCGACACGCACCGCACCGAGATCCGCGGCGACAACGTCGTCATCCACGGCGTCGAGTACGATCCCTATGGCCGCCGCGTCGCCTACTGGCTGTTCCCTAGCCATCCCGGCGAGCTGAGCCTGATCCGCCGCGGCGGTTTCGTCTCGCAGCGCGTGTCGGCCGACTGGTGCGACCACGTCTTCCGCGTCGATCGAGCCGGCCAGGTAACGGGCGCGCCGTGGCTGGCGCCGACCATGCTGCGCCTGCGCGACATGCAGGACTGGGAAGAGGCCGAGCTGGTCCGAAAGAAGATCGAGGCCTGCTTCACCGTCTTCGTGCGTCGCGACGGCAGCGGCGCGACCGGCGTCGGCCAGGCGGTCGGCCAGGGCACCGACACCAAGGGTCGCCGCATTGAGAAGATCGGGCCGGGCCTGATCGCCTATGTCGACGGGCCCGGCGATATCACGACCGCGGCGCCCAGTGCCACCTCCGACGGCGGCCACACGGATCGCCAGCTCTACGCCATCGCCGCCGGCGTCGGCCTGATGCACAGCCAGGTGTCCGGCAATCTCAGCAACGTCAACTTCACGTCGCTGCGCGAGGGCAAACTGGATTTCTGGCCGGTGGTCGACCAGGGCCAGCAGCACATGGTCGTGCCGCAGGCCTGCCGTCCAGGCTGGCGCCGCGTCATGCGGATGGGTGCCGCGCGCGGCCTGCCGATCGCACCGGAAACGACGGCGATCTGGGCGCCGCCGAAGCGACCGTGGGTCAATCCGGCCGACGACCTGAAGGCGACGGCGGGCGAGCTGGCCCTGGGCCTCGAGTCCTGGGCCGACCTGGTGGCGGCGCGGGGCTACGACCCCGAGGAGCTGCTGGCCGAGATCCAGGAGTGGCAGGCGAAGCTGACCGCGGCCGGCCTCAGCGCCGGCGCCGCGCCGGGCATCGCCAGCCTGCCGCCGCCGGCGGCGACCGCCGACACGACTGCAGCGAACAAGGGGTAGACCCATGACCGTCAAGACCATTCCCGCCGCGAACGGCGTTCGCAGCGAAAGCATCGCCTTGCCCGCCTTCCACCGCGAGGCGGCAATCGACGCCGCGTCACTGAAGGAAGACAAGCGCACCGTCGACGTCGTCTGGACCGCTGGCGCCGAAGTCCAGCGCTACGACTGGATCAACGGCACGCGCTATACCGAGGTCCTGCAGGTCGACGCCAAGTCGATCCGCCTCGATCGCCTGCAGTCGGGCGCCGCCCCGGTGCTGGATACGCACGGCCGCTGGTCGCTGCAGGACGTGATCGGCGTTGTCGAGAAGGGCACCGTCAGGATAGAGGGCGGCAAGGCGACGGCAACGCTGCGGCTCAGCGCCCGCGAGGAAGTCGCCGGCATCGTCGGCGATATCAAAGACCGCATCATCGCCAACGTGAGCTGCGGCTACGTCATCCACGCTTTCAAGGAAGAGAAGCGGGGTGACAGGACCTACCGCATCGTCACCGACTGGGAGCCGAGCGAGCTCAGCTTCGTGCCGATCGGCGCCGATCCAGACGCCGGTCGGCGCAGCGCCGATGGAACGGTGGCGCCGGATCCGGCGCTGCCGACCTTCCCCTGCACCGTCACGCGCGAAGCTGCGCCTGGCCCGGTCCTCATCGCCGAAGCCGCCCGCGCCCGGATGCGCATGCGCACCGCTGCTGCCGACTGACCTTTCCTTTCAGCAAGGCCGCCTGCACGCCTCCGGGGCAGCAGGGCCACGGCACGTAAGCCCCGGAACAACGTCACCAGGAGACTAAGATGAAGGCTCGTAGCCTGTTCCTGGCGTTCGGCGCATTCGCGCTGTGCGCCGCTGTTGTGATTGCGACCGGAATTCCGGACGCCTATGCGACGATCGCGTCGGGCTTCGCGGGCCACGCCCCGTCCTTCGACCTGCTGCTGGCCGCGCCGGTGGCGCTGCCGGCGCTGCGCGCCGAGCTCACCGACCTGCAGTCGCGCGCTGCGGCGAAGCTGAAGGAGATCAAGGACGACATGCCGGCCGACCAGGTCCGCACGATCGAAGCCGACCACGGCAAGATCCTGACGGACATCGAGGCCAAGAAGCGCGAGATTGTCGAGGCGGAAGCCGAGGAGACCCGTGGCAGCAAGGACAAGCCGCACGCCTGGACGGCCGAGGAGATCGGCAAGATCAAGGCTCGTGCCGCCGGCTTCGGCCTCCGTGCCGAGCTGGCCCTCGACATCATGGCCGACCCCAAGCTGCGCACGCTCGAGGCGATCACCGATGCCCTGCAGGACAAGGCCGCGGCTGACCCCAAGAACCGCAGCAACCCGCACATCGAGATCCGCGGTGACGAAGGCGACAAACTGCGCGCCCGCGTCGGCGATGCCGTCCTGCTGCGCGCCAATCCGGGCGCGATCGCCTCGACCGACCAGGCCGGCCGCGATCGCATCGCCGCGGCTCGCGAGTTCCGCGGCATGTCGCTACTCGAGCTCGGCCGCGCCTTCATGCAGGAAGGTCCGCAGATCAACCTGCGCGGCCTCAGCAAGATGGAGCTGGCGACCGTCCTACTCGGCATGCGCGGCGCCGGCGACTTCGGCATTCGCGCCGGCGGCACCCACACCACGTCGGACTTCGCCAACATCCTGGCGAATGTCGCGTCGAAGCGCCTGCGAGATGCCTACACCACGGCCCCCCAGACCTGGAAGCCGTTCTGCCGCCAGAGCAACAACCCCGACTTCAAGACCAAGTCGGTGGTCCAGCTCAGCTCGGCGCCTGTCTTCAAGCAGGTGCGCGAAGGCCAGGAATACAGCCACGGCGGCATGACCGACGGCGTCGAGCAGTATGCGCTCGCTACCTACGGCCGGATCGTCGCGATCAGCCGACAGACCATCATCAACGACGACCTGGGTGCCTTCGATCGCCTGCCCGGGATGATCGGCCGCGCGGCGGCTTCGCTCGAGAACAGCATGGTCTATGCCGTCCTCACGGCGAACGCCGCGATGAACGACACGATCGCGCTCTTCCATGCCGATCATGCCAACCTCATGAACGGCACCGTGATCGACGAGACCAACCTCGCGCTCGCCGAGAAGGCGCTGATGGACCAGACCAGCCTGGGCGCCCTGACCGAGGATCAGCAGAAGATCACGGTCGCGCCGAAGTTCCTGGTCACCGGCACGGCGTACAAGGTGGCCGCCCAGAAGATCCTGTCGGCGGTGCAGCCGGTCACGACGGCGGGCGTCAATGTCTACGCGGGAACGATGACGCCGATCGTCGACGCCAACATCAGCGGCAACAAGTGGTTCGTCATCGCCGACCCGCTGGAAATCGACACCATCGAATACTCCTACCTCGAGGGCGAGGAAGGCGTGTTCATCGAGCAGCGCATGGGCTTCGAGGTCGACGGCATCCAGATCAAGGGCCGCCTGGACTTCGCCGCCAAGGCGATCGACTGGAAGGGCATGGTCTACAACCCCGGCGCCTAGCCGACCGGTTGATCCATCCTGGCCGGCGCGGCGCGCGGACCGCGCCGGCCTTTCGATCCGCGCACCTTTTCCCTGATCCAAGGATCATCACGCCATGAAAAATTATCTCGAGACCGGTTCGACGGTGGTCGTCACTGCGCCGGAGACCGTCGACAGCGGCGAGTTCATCAAGGTCGGCAGCCTGTACGGTGTCGCGCCGGCGGCGGCTGCCAGCGGCGCGCAGGTCGTGCTCAACCGCGGCGGCGTCTACATCCTGCCCAAAGTGGCGGCTGACATCTGGGTCGCCGGCGCCAAGCTGTTCTGGGATGCTTCCGCCAAGAAGTTCACCCTCGACTCGAGCAAGACTCCGGTCTCGGCCATCGCCTTCGAAGCCGCGGCCGAGAACGCAACCACCGGCAAGGTCTTGCTGTCCGGCCCCGAGGCCAAGATCGCCTTCGGCGCCCATACCACGGTCGCCGCGGCCGATACGATCATCACCGGCCTGTCGAAGGTCGAGGCAGTGGTGGCTACTTTCGCCACCGACCCGGCCGACGCCAACACTTACGTCTCCGCGACCAAGGGCGACCAGGCGGGCACGCCCGACGCCGGGTCGATCATCATCAAGACCTGGAAGCAGAGCGGCAGCGATCCGACGCCGATCGCCGCCGATGCCTTCGCCAAGGTCGTGAACTGGATTGCCGTCGGCCGCTAGGCCGTCGCCGCATCCGCGAACGCCGTTCGCTCCACCGGGGAGGCCGCCATGTCTTCGTATTTCGACGGCATGGCGGCCATTTTCCGGGACACTCTCGGCGAAGACGACCTGGTGCCCTACACGCATGACGGCACCACGGTTCATATTCGTCCCATCTTCGACACGCCGGCAATCCTCGTCGACGCCGGTGCAGACGTGCAGATGGTCGATTGCGATGCCTGGGCGCATTTCGCTGCCGAGGATCTGACCGCCGGCTACGACGAAGGCGACACGGTCGTTATCCGCGGCGCCACCTACCGGACCAAAGCACCGATGGCCGACGGCCAGGGCATGGTCCGCTTCCCGCTCATGAAAGTTTCCTGATGCTGCATGTCCGTCGCCAGATCGTCCTGGCCGCCGTCGAGCTGCTGCGCCGCGGCGTCGCCGGCGTGACGGCCGTCGCGGATGGCCGCGCCGCGCCGCTGCCGGTCGCCAAGACGCCCTATCTGCTGGTCTATGCGCGGACGGAGGAAGTGCGCGCGATCGCCGGGCGTAGCGTCGACGACGACGATCGCCTGCGGCGCCTGCTGGGCCTGGTCGTCGAGATCGTTGTTGCCGACGACGTGACCGACTCGGACGCCCGGCTCGACGGTTTCTGCCTCGCCGTCGAGAAGGCCATGGCCGCCGATCGGCGCCTGGGCGGCCTCGTCGAGGATCTGTTGCTGGTGCGCAGCGAGCTCGCCGCGCGCTTCGAGACCGAAAGCCGCATCGCCCGCGCCCGCCTGGAGTTCAGCGTCGAGTATCACACCACGGCCGCGCGGCCGGAGATCCACCTCGAGTAGCCAAAGGAGAGAAAGCCATGTCGGTAACCAAGGGCCGGGACGGCCGCTTCAAGGTCGGCAGCGCGACCGTCGCGGAAGTGCGCAGCTTCAGCTTCACGCGTAACGCCGCGCGCGCCGATCGCAGCACGATCGACGACACCTGGGATCGCAGCGCGGAGATTACCAAGAACTGGTCGGGCCAGGCGCAGGTTTGGTGGGATCCGACCGACGCGAGCGGCCAGGGCGGACTCGACGAGGGGGAAGAGGCCGTCGCCAATCTCTACCCGCAGGGCGCCGCCAACGGCGCTGTCTATTACACCGGCACGGTGATCGTCGACTCCGTCGAGATCACCGTGAACCGCGAAAACCACGTCGAGGCGACGATCCAGTTCACCGGCAACGGCGTCTGCACGCGGGCGACTGTCGGCGCCTAACGGCGCTGGGACTGTCGGGCTGCGAACGGCGTTCGCACTCGGCCCAATCAGAGAGGAGAGGGAAAGTGGGAGACAAGAGCCTGATGGAGCGGCTGCGCGAAGATGGCGCAGCCCAGACGCGGCACGAGATCATGGGCGTCGAGATCTATACGACGCGCATCACCGTCGCCGAGCAGATCGTCCTGCGCGAGCGCGAGCCGGAAAACCGGGCGGCCCACATGGTCGAAATGCTCCTGATGAAATGCAAGGACAGCACCGGCAACCCGATCTTCACGCGCGACGACAAGCCGGACCTGATCAACCGCGTTGCGGGTGATCGCCTCACGCCGCTGATCTCGGCGATCACCGGGCCCGGCGTCGAGGAACAAGCAAAAAACTGAGAGGCGATCGCGCGGCGTTCCTGCGGTTCGCCCTGGGCGATCGCCTGCACAAGACCCAGTCCGAGATCGGCGCCATGCCGCTGTCGGAATTCAACGGCTGGCTGGCCTACTTCGTCGTCGAGAGAGACGAGCGCAAGGGCTCACCGAGCTAGGTTGGGGAGGCTGACCGATGCCCGACGGCGGCCAGGGAGCACAGTGGCAGATCGACATTCTCGCGGCCGACAAGTCGGCCGCGGCTTTCGCGTCTTTCGATCGCCGCGTCGGGGCATCGGCGCAGACGCTAAAGCGTCTCGCCCAGGACTCCATGGCCGCGGCCGCGAAACAGGCCGACGGCTTCGCCAAGCTCGCGGCCGCGCAGCCCTCGGCCCAGGCGGCCGGCTACGCGAGGCTGGCCGCGGCGACCGCCCGGGTCGATTCGTCGATGAACGTCGCCCGCCTGGCCGAGCAGTCGGGCGCGGCGCTGGCCGCCATGTACGGCGTCGGCGTCACGGGCGCGACCAACCTGGCGAAGGCAAACGAGCGCGCCGTCCAGGCGATCGGCAAGCTCAAGGGCGGCGCCGGCGCGGGCGACAGGTCCTCGGCCGGCGGCGGCATCGGCGCCGCGCCCCGGGATATCGACCGCACCGATGCCGACATCGTCGGCCTGACGCGCAACCTGAAGCAGCTCGCCGTCGCCTACGGCGTCGTCCAGGCGGTCAGCTACGCCTGGAACGTCGGCATGCGCTCGGGTGCGCTGATCGACCAGTCGGCCCAGCTCGGCGTCACGACCACACAGCTGCAGGCCTATCGCCTGGCGGCCGCCCAGGCCGGCGTCGACTCCGGCAGCTTCGACACGGCCCTGCAGAAGCTGACCGGCCAGATGGGCGCGGCCAAGGGCGGCAGCGACGAGGCGATCGAGAAATTCGAGAAGCTCGGCGTCAAGCTGCTCGACGCGCAGGGCAACCTGCGGTCGGTTTCGGACATCCTGCCCGAGGCGGCCCGCGGCCTGCTGAAGATCTCTTCGGAGACCGAGCGCAACGCGATCGCGCAGGAGCTGTTCGGCAAGTCGGGCAGCCGCGTCGTCACGATGCTGACCGCGCTGGCCCAGGGCAACGATGCCCTGACCGCCGCGGCCCGCGCGCAGAATGCGGTGATCGAGAAGGAGACGCTGGAGGCGTGGAACAAGCTCGACGCCCAGCTGAAGGTGACGAAGGCGGCCGGCGATGCCGCCCTGGCGACCCTGGGCGCGCCGATCGCGACCTGGGCGCTGGAACAGGTCAACAAGATCCTGACCGACATCAACGCCAACTTGGCCCGCCTGAAGCAGGAACAGCAGACGGTCCGCGGCCGTGCTGCGGAGGTGGATTCCAAGCACCTGGAGGAGAGGCTGGCCGCGCTGCGGCAGAATCCGACACAGTTCGGGTTCAAGGCGTCCGAGAAGGCGCTGATGGATCAGCTCGCCGCGGCCCGCGCTGAACAGCAGGCGCAGCAGGCGGCCGACGCGGCGGGCCTGTTCGTCGGCGACACGCCGCAGTATGTCGCGCCCGGTCCGGCCGGCAAGAGCAACCCCACGGGCAACAAGGCCGGCGCGGCGGGCCAGAAGCTCGACGTGCGCCTGAAGGAGCTGCAGACCGAGCGGAAGGCGCTCGACCAGGCGCTGTCGGCTTTCGAGGTTCGCGGCAACGAAACCGTCGCCGAAGCGGATCGCCGGATCGACGCCCAGGTCAAGCTCAACCAGAAGATCTTCGACGTCCTGAAGGACGTCCCGCCCAACTCGCCCCTGGCGCAGCAGCTGATCCAGGAAGCGACGGCGGCTTCCCAGCTGACCCAGCGCCTCGAGGAAAAGAAGCGGCTCCTCGGCGAGGCCGAGCAGATCACGCGCCAGTACGGCGACGGCACGAAAGAGCTCTCGCGCACGATCGAGCTCTACAACAAGCTCCTGGCGATGGGGGCCATCAATCAGGGCACCTACAACGCCGCCCTGAAGGCGGCGACGCAGCAGGCCGACGATGCGGCGCGCGCCTACCGAGGGGCGCAGGGCGGCTTCGACGGTTTCATGGCCGGCTTCGAGCAGGGCATGGCCGACATGGAGCGGGCCAACACCGCGTTCGAGCTGGGCCGCCGCATGGTCGACGACCTGTCGAAGGCCTTCACCGACCTGGCGATCGGCGCCGAAGTCGACTTCGGCAAGATCCTGCTGTCGTTCATGAGCATGTTCGCGCAGATGGAAATGCGCGCCATGGCGAGCAACATCTGGAACATGATCAGCGGCAAGGGCCCGACCGACCAGGGCATCGGCGGCATGCTGTCCAACTTCTTCAGTGGGTTGGGTGGCGGCGGTGGCGGCGATTTCTTCTCGGCCGGCCCGATCGCGGTAGACGGGATCCCGACGATCGCCCTGGCCGACGGCGGCGACTACCGCGCCGGCGTGCCGCGACTCGTCGGCGAGGACGGCTGGGAGCTCGACGTTCCCCGCGGCAGCGGCACCATCTACAACCAGGACCAGCTGCGGTCGATGCTGGGCGGCGGTGGCGATGGCGGCGCGCCGGTGATCAACATCTACAACACGAATCAGTTCGGCAGCGTGGTGTCGCGTGCCGAGATGGACGACGCCATCCGGCGCAACAGCGAAGGGCAGCGCGAAGCCGTCACGGCCGGCATGCTCGATGCCAAGACGCGCGGCGGCCGCACCCGCACGACCTGGAAGCGGTAGGAGATCGCCTTGGCCATCACCTACCCGCTGGCCCTGCCGTCGGGGTTGCAGTTCCGCACCCGTAACTGGCAGCGCCACAACGTCCAGTCCGACGTGCCGTCGCCCTACAACGGCAAGAGCCAGGTGATCGTGTATGACGGGCAGTGGGTGTCGTGCACCCTGACGCTCATCGCCATGAAGCGAGCGGAGGCGCAGGACTGGTCGGGGTGGCTGGCCTCGCTGAAGGGGCATGTCGGCACCTTCCTGCTCGGCGATCCGGTACGCAGCGTCCCGCTCGGCGCCGCGGCGGCGTCGCCGGGCGCGCCTCTGGTCAAGGGCGGCGGACAGACGGGAAACGTGCTGCTGATCGACGGCTGCGGCAACAGCGTCGTCAACTATCTGAAGCGCGGCGACCTGGTGCAGCTCGGCACCGGCGCCGACACGCGGCTGCACGAAGTCATGAAGGACGCGAGCAGCAACGGCTCGGGCGAAATCTCGCTGGACATCTGGCCTGACCTGCGCGGCGCGCCGGCGGACAACGCGCCGCTGGTCGTCAGCGGCGCCCAGGGTCTCTTTCATCTGACCGACTCTGGCGCCGGATGGCCGGCTGAGCGGATGGTGAGTCAGCTGTCCTTCGGCTGCAAGGAGCGCCTGGTATGAGCGTGCGCCCCATGTCGGCTGCCATGGAAGCCGCCCTGCAGGGCGACATCCTCTACCTGGTCTATTTCTTCGAGATCGGCTTCGCGAACCACACCTTGCGGATCTGCACCGGCCTGCCGGGTACGACCTACGACTGGAACGGCGAGACCTGGGAAGGCGCCGGCTGGGTGCTGGGCATGTCCGAGATCGAGGAGACGACCGAAACCAAGGCCACCACCTTCAGCCTGGGGACGCCGGCGACCGCCGAGTCGGTCGCGCGCTTTCTGCTGCACTTCCGCAAGAACAAGCCGATCACCGTCTGGCAGGGGCTGAAGGATCCGGCCGACGGCTCGCTGCTCGAGGATCCGGTGGTGATCGCCTCCGGCTTCACCAACCTGAACCAGATCGGGACGGACCCTAAGAAGCCGACGATCACGGTCAGCAGCGAAAGCCGGATCACCGATCTCGAGCGCGCCCGCGTGCGGCGCTACACCAACGAGGATCATCAGATCGAATATCCCGGTGATCGCTTCTTCGAGCATGTCGGCAAGCTCGCCGACAAGGTCATGACATGGGGCGTTACGAGCTGAAGCGGCGGCCCGATTGGCCGCGTCGCCTCGACGCCTTCATCCGCGAACGCCGTTCGCACCCCTACGTCTACGGCGCCAACGACTGCGGAATCTGGCTGCTGGCCTGGGTGGCTGCGGCGACGGGGATCGAATTGCTACCGGGGCTGACGCCCCCGACGACGGCGCGCGCTGCCGCCCGCTTCCTGCTGGCGCGCGGCCATCGCGACGTCGCGGGGCTGGCGGTCGAGCTGCTGGGGCCGCCGCTGCCGACGCCGAAGCTGGCCGGTCGCGGCGACGTCGTCGCCTTTGAGCAGGGCGGCGATCGGCACCTGGCGATCGTGACGGGGGCCGCCGCGGCGACGCCGGGCCGCGACGGGATCCTGTGGGTGCCGCGCCCGCTGTGGCAGTGGGGCTGGAAGATCTGAGACTCCGCGCGCGCGGCCCGCGCGGACAGTGAGGGGAGGCGGCGATGGCGATCTCCTTCAGCGCGATCCTGACGTCGATCCTGATTTCGACCGTTCTCAGCGTCGGCATGCGCCTGATCTCGAGCCTGCTGGCCCAGAATCCCAGCCAGCAGCAGTACGGCGGCGCTCTTCCGCGCGCCCAGGATCCCGGCACGCAGCTGACGCTGCGCGAGGCCGCGGCGCCCCAGAAGATCGTCTACGGCACCCGCCGCGTCGGCGGGACGGTCGTCTTCGCGCACTGCACCGAAAACAACGCGGTGCTGCATCTGGTCGTCGCCTGGGCCGGCCATGAGATCGACAGTTGCGGCCCGCTCTACTTCGGTGACGAGCTGGTGCCGATCGACGGCGGCGGCCAGGCGACAGGCAAGTATGCCGGCTACGTCGGCGTCAACGACCACCTGGGCGGCGCTGACCAGGTCGCCAACCCGAACCTGATCGGCTACGCGCCCGAGCTCTGGACAGCGGCGCACCGCGGTCGCGGCATTGCCTACAGCTACATCAACGTGCGTTGGAACCGCACGCTGTTCGGGCAGTTCGATCACAGCAAGATCTGGCGCGTGATCAACGGCAAGAAGGTCTGGGATCCTCGCACCGAAGTCACCGCCTTCAGCCACAATGCGGCGCTGATCGTTGCCGACTGGATGAATTCGGACAAGTTCGGCCGCGGCATCCCCTACGCCGAGATGCTGTCCGACGATCTCGAGGCCGCGGCCAACGTCTGCGACGAGGACGTCGAGCTCAAGGCCGGCGGCACCGAGAAGCGCTATGCCTGCGACGCGGTGCTGAGCAGCGACACGCCGTTCGTCGACAACGTCAACAAGCTCTTGTCGGCGATGCGCGGCGAGGTCTTCCAGCTGGGCGGCGCCTGGTCGATCCAGGCCGCGGCCTGGGAACCGCCGACGCTCGTCTTCGACGAAGGCGATTTCCGCGAGCCCTTCACCGTCACCGACGGCATCGGCCGCGAGGGCTTCAACGCGATCAAGGGCAAGTTCGCCAACCCGGCGAAGAACTACCAGCTCGACGACTTCCCGGCGATCATCGTGTCCGGCTACGAGATCGAGGATGGCGGCGACGGCAACGGGCTCGGCCGGGTCTTCGACGACGTCCACCTGGAATGCACGATCTCGGGCGAGGGCGCGCAACGTCTGGCTCGGGTCGACCTGCGCGCGCACCGCCAGCCGATCGCCTTCACGGCCAAGCTGAAGCTGACCGGGCTGCGCGCGCGGACGGGCAAGAACGTGGCGATCAATAACGCGATGATGGGTTGGGCCGAGAAGCCCTTCAAGATCAAGCGCATGAAGTACGTGCCGGGCTTCGGCGTGGACGGCCAGCCCGGCGTGATCGGGGTCGATCTCGACCTGGTCGAAACCGGCGAGTTCGTTTTCGACCATACGGCGTCGGACATCCAGATCCGCGACCCGATCCCTGACACGAACCTGCCGGACCCGGCGAACGTGTTGCCGCCGTCGAATCTAAGAGCCGTGGAATCGCTCTACTTCACGCGCGGCGTCGGCGTGAAGGCAAAGCTGGCCGTCGCCTTCGATCCCAGCCCCGACGCCTTCGTGGCCGACGGCGGCTGGTACATCGTCGAATATATGCGCGACGGCGATGCGGCCTGGACCCGCGCGCCGCGCATCGAGAACGGGGCGACGTCGATCGACCTGCCGGACTTCGAGCCGGGCATTTACGACTTCCGCGCCTGGTCGTTCCAGTATACCGGCGCCCGCTCGCCGACGGCGATCACGCTGCGCCAGTACGTCGCCGGCCTTTCGACGCCGCCGGCGCCGCCGGCGTCGTTCACCGTCGAGGCCATGGAATCCTTCGCCCTGGCGCGCGCCCTCAGGCCGACCGATCTCGACGTCGAGCATGGCGGCTGGGTCGTCTTCAAGCATGCGCCGGTGATCAGCGGCGCGAGCTGGTCGACCGCGCTCACGCTCAGCGATCCGCTGCCGGCGAATGCCGGGGCCTGGGCGCTGCCGCTGAAGGCCGGCACTTATCTGCTCGAGATCTACGATTCGAGCGGCAATCCGTCGGGAACGCCGGCGACCTTCTATGTCGACCAGTCGAGCGCGCACGATTTCGTGCCGCTGTCGGGCGGCCTGGCGACCTTCGATCCGGGCTTCGCCGGGACAAAGGTCGGCTGCGGTGCGGTCGGCGGCGTGCTGACCCTGGCCGGCACCGGCTTGATCTCGTCGATCCCGGCGATCTCGGCGGTGCGGTCGGTCGCTTATTTCGGCGGCGTCGCGACGTCGGGTTATGTCGATTACGACGCGGTCATGGATCTGCTGACAAAGAAGCGGCACCGCCTGACCAACACGGTCGAAGCGGCGATCGTGTCGGTGATCGACCGGATCTCGGAGCGATCGAACAACGTCAGCGACTGGCCGCGCATCGGCAATGGCGCGACCGGCGACGAAGCCGACTCGCGCTTGCTGGTCGCGTCGACCGACGACGATCCCGCGGGCGCGCCGGTCTGGTCCGACTGGCTGCGTCTCGACTCGTCGACCTTCAACTGCCGCGCCCACAAGTTCCGGCGCGTGCTCGAGGCCTACGACCCAACCTTCACGCCGGGAATCAGCGCCGACGCCGTCGTCGCCGAGGGAGTCTGATCAATGTCGCAGGCGACTTACATCGTGCCGGATTCCGACGGCACGACCTTTCTGGCGAACGTCAACGCGGCGCTGGCGGCGATCCAGACCGGCAACGTCGGCACGGTCGACCCGTCCTATAAGGCCGCCGGCATGGGCTGGTGGCGCAGCGACGTGCCGGGTGCCGGCGTCTGGACCTATTATCTGTATGACGGCACGTCCAAGGCGGCCTTTCTGACCTTCGATACCGGCACGCATGCGCTGGGCCTGGCGTCGGCCGTAATGGACGGGCTGCTGGGCTCCAGTAAGGGCATGCTGCCGAAGCGCGGCGCGTCGGCCTGGGCCGGGCTGGCCGTCGGGACGGCGCTCTATGGGTTATATGTCAACGCCGCCGGCGACGATCTCGAATATCGCCGCAACGGCTGGGAGAAGATCGCCGACGATGCGGCGCCGTCGGGTGCGTCGACGGTCGATTTCACCGGCATTGCGTCGGGCGTGAAGCATCTGCAGGTCCGCTTCAACCTGAAGCCGGCCACGAACGCCGTGGGCCTTCGCCTTCGCATGTCGCAGGCGGCGTCTTTCGTGACGAGCGCGAATTATCACACGGCGCAAACCTACGTCGAGGCGCAGGGCGGGGCGTCGGGCGTCGGCAGCGCCGTCTCGCAGACTTCGGGTCTGATTGCCGGCGTGAATATATCGAGCGCCGGCGACGGTATCCGGGGTCATCTGGAAATTCCCGACATTCAGAACACGGACAACAAGGTGTGCTTTTTCAAAACGATCCATGTGAATACCGGCACCGGCAATTATATCTCCTACCAAGGCGCGTTCGTGATGAACGTCGCCGCCGCTTTGGACGGTCTGCGGTTCTTCTTTGATAGCGGCAACATTTCGTCCGGCCGCATCTCCCTGCTCGGCATGAGGTCCTGACCATGACGATCCGCGACGATTTCATGGGGCGCGTGGTTGCGGCCTGCAACGACCGGCTGGTCGGCGTCGATCGTGCCATCATGGATGCGCTTAAGGACGGCGAGGACGCCGACCTGGCCGCGCTGCGCGCCGATCGCCGCCGGCTGCGGGACCTGCCGGCCTCGATCGGGGGGGAGGCACTGGAAGATCTGCTGCCGCAATGGCCCGAGGATTTCCCGCCGCTGCCGACCTGGTTCGTGGATCCCGGCTCGGTCGGAGAGCTCGGCGCGCCGTGCGTCGTGGTGTGCGAGCCGCTGTCGGCAGAGGGCGAGGGCGAGGGTGGAGATGGCGAGGGCGCCGCCACGCCGCCGGATCTCGAGACGGTGCGGGCCGAGCGCGAGGGCTTTGCCCGCGCCGATCACGCTCGCGGCGTCGCGGCGCTCGATCTCATCGTGCAGACGTCGAAGGATCCCAACGCCGCGACGGCACTCGCGCCGGCCTACGTCCAGCTGCAGGCCGACCTGGTCGCGCGCCTGGCGCGGATCTCGGCCGCCGAGACGGTCGAGGAATTGCGCGAGCTCTAGGCCGCGCTCCGCGCGGCCGGTGAGCGGCAGGCGCTGCGCAGCAGCACCGCCGCGCCTGTAGTCAGGCGCTGAAGCGTCGAAGGAAGAGGCAACGGGGGAGCGGTGAACATGGTGCGCAATTCGAACAGTGCGCTTGAGGCGCCCCATGCCTGAGCGCCTGGAAGCCCTGTGGAACGCCCTATGGTGGCTGGTGCCGTTCTCGCTGGTCGGCGCGATCTTCGGCGACGCGATTCGCCGGGACGCCATGACGCGCCGGCAGCGAGTTGCCGTCGGCGCGTTCTGCCTGATGCTCGGCCCGCTGATGGGCGCCGTAGCCATTCGCGAATGGCAATGGTCCGAATTCTCGGCCCTGGCCGTCGCCGCCGTGGTGCCGACGCTGGCCTATGATGCGATCGGCCTGGCCGCGTCGATCCTGCGTCAGGGCAAGGAAGATCCGCGCGGCTGGGCGGCGATCGCAAAGGACACGATCGTCGCCGTGCTGGCCGCCCTGCTGCCGTGGCGCAAGCCATGACCGGCCTCGAGTTCGCCGCCTGGGCCGTCCTGGCGCTTTACGTTCTCTGGCGCCTGCGCGCGATCCTGCGTCGCGCGTCGCGCTAGGTCCGCGGCCGTTGCCGCGAACGGCGTTCGCACCCTGAGTTCTTGTCCTTTCTGCACCGTGCAGCTCCCGGCGTTGCCGGGGCTAGTCGACATGTCGAGTAGCCCCTGAATCAACGCCTGCCGCTGCCGGTGCTCCTTCGGAGCACCTGATGCAACTGTCGCCCAACTTCGGCTTGGCCGAAATGATCCGGTCGGATACTGCCGCCCGCCGCGGCCTCGACAACACGCCGACGCCCGCCGTGCTGGCCGAGCTGCAGCGCACGGCCGAATTGCTCGAGAAGGTGCGGACGGTGCTCGGCATGCGGCCGATCCTGATCTCGAGCGGCTATCGCTCGCCGGCGGTCAACGCGGCAGTCGGAGGCTCGGCGACGTCGGCGCATTGCTTCGGCATGGCGGCCGACTTCACCTGTCCGGAGTTCGGTTCGCCGCTCGAGGTCTGCCGCGAGCTCGAGACCTACGCCGAGATGCTGGGCTTCGACCAGCTGATCCACGAGTTCGGCGCCTGGGTCCATCTCGGCCGCCGTGCCAGCCCGCGGCGCCAGGTGCTCACGATCGACAGCCGCGGGACGCGGCTCGGCCTGCAGGCGCTCTAGCGATGATCGGCGCCTTACTCGCCAAGAATCCGCTGGCGTCGGGGCTCGGCATCGTCGCCGCGCTGGCGATCGCCGGCGCCGGCGTGCAGTCGCTGCGCCTGGCCTGGTCGCAGGCCGAGACGCACCAGGAGCAGCTGAAGTTCGCCGACTTCAAAACCGACCTGGCGACGGCCGCGCTCGAGGCCGAGCGCAAGGCCAAGGCGAAATCGGACGAATCGATCAAGGAGCTCGCCGATGAAATGCGCAGCGTCGGCCTGGTCGCCACCACAGCAAAGACGGAGATCCGCCTTGTCCAATCGAACGGCGGTCCGTGCGATCGCGATCCTGCTTACCTCGCCGGCATTGACGGCGTGCAGCGTATTCTCGCCGCCGCCGGCGGTGCCGGTGATGGTGCAGACAAAGCCCGGCCCGGAGCTGCTGAGAAAGTGCGAGCAGCCCCTGGCGCCGTCGCCCGCTAAGTCGATCGCCCAGAACGCCGAAGCCCTGGCGGATCTCGCGTTGAAGTTCCGGGAATGCCAGGCGCGGCAAGCGAAGCTGGTCGACTGGTTCGAGGAGTGAGCATGCTCACGATCGGCGTCGTCTACACCTGCAGGGCTTGCGGGATCCGCGAGGCGACGGTGCAGATCCTGCCCCGCGCCAAAGACCAGGACGTCGTCGACTGGATGAATGGCGCGGTGCGGCCTGCGCTCGGCGTCGATCATCGGCGTCGCTCGCCGTTCTGCCGGGCGACGTCGATCGACGAAGTGAGAATCCCTCTACCGGCGAGCCAAGGAAGAATCGGCGATCCTACGAAGCATTGAAGACCTTCACGGCACGATCGCTTGATCCTCTCGGCGATCGCTGGAAGCGGCAGGGCCGCCCGGGCTTCGGCCTCGGCGGCCCTGTTCGCGTTTGTGGAACGGGTCGATGCCGTCGCCGTTGAATCGGCCATGCCCCCGAAGGGATCGACCAGGCTCGCCAGGGCCCTACGCGCCGACGTCGCCACCATCACGCGCGGCCAGCCCATGCGCTGGGTCATGGTGCACGAGCTCGGGCTGCGCCATCCCGACGCCGGCGAAGCCGCGATCGAGGCGGCGATCGCGCTGGCGATCGACAAGGGCTGGATGATCGGCGAGGCGCGCCGCCGCATAGCGTCTGCCTGAAGACCGCCGGCTAGGCCGCGGGCGAATCCTCCCCCGGCCACACGATTTCGTGCCAGGCATCGAAGCCCGGCGGGTGGATGCTGTATTTGCGCCGGGCCCGCCGGCAGGGCGTGCAACTGAAGGTGAGCGATCCCACCGTCCGGTCGGCGTAGCGACCCGGCAACGATCGCGCCTCGATCTCGCGCCGGCGATCGCAGGCCAGGCAGTGGATCCGGAAGACACCGCCGCGTCCCGACACCTGCACAACGGTGAGCGCGAGTTCCTCGAGGTAGCGGCTGGGTTTGGCCTCGGACATGGCGGCCACGTTGGGCGCCACCGCTGCCGGCGAAATCAGACGGAGTGTCGCGCCGCTATGGGAAGGGCCGATCGCCCGGGTTTGCTGGCGAAGTGCCAGCACTGGCGGCCTCAGTAGCGGCCTTATATAATGAGCCCTGGGCCGGCGGCGACGGGGTCGAAGTCCCCAACGAGAGTCCCCAACAAGGGGTCAAACGGCTATAAAACCCAAGTGTCCCCGTAGCTCAGCCGGATAGAGCAGCGGTTTCCTAAACCGGAGGTCGGAGGTTCGAATCCTCTCGGGGACGCCAT